AGGCAAGCAAACGAAGGATCTGAACCCGGTAGAAAAGATTTTACACAACAAGAAATAACAGAACTTAAAGGTGTAGTAGGCGGAGAGCAGAACTATTCTAACATGATAGATTGGGCACAGAAATCTCTAAACGAACAAGAGGTACAGATGTTTGATGCTGTCATGGCAAACGGAGATCCACTAGCTGCATTCTTTGCAGTCAGATCTTTAGCCTACGCATATAATGATGCAGTAGGATATGATGGTAATGTAGTACAAGGTAAAGCACCTCGTCAAAACACAGATCAGTTCCGTAGCCAAGCAGAAGTTGTAGCAGCTATGGGCGATCCACGTTATGAAGACGATCCAGCATATCGTAGAGATATCATGGAGAAACTAGAACGATCACCTAACGTAAATTTCTAATGCCAAAAGTAAACGGAAAAAAATATCCCTACACACCATCGGGGATGTTAGCAGCACAGAAAGCTGGAAAAAAAACTAAAAAAAAAATTAAGAAAAAGTATTAACCATGGCTTACTCTGACATACAAGAAAAGTTAGGTCAACAAATGATGGCTAACTCAGTCCTTCTCGCAGAAAAATATAGTCAGGGTAATCTCTTTCCTAAAGGGTCAGAAGGTAATCCCTACTCTAAAAATCCTAGAGCTCAATCAGCTAAACGAAAGAGGGACTATAAGAAAGCTCAGGAAGAAAAGAAATCCGCTAAACAAGTTTCTGATGAAGCTAGGCAGAGAGAATTTCAACGTAGAAAAGAGCGAGGAGAAGTCTTTGGGGACATGCCTCCCGACTTTAACTTGATGGAAAATCTTGATCCTAATACTTTACTACAGATAGGTGGTGCAGTAGGTGGTGGTTTATTAAGACATCTTCTTATTAATCCTATGAATCTTCAGATGTCTAACCTACCTTACACTCCTCCCATAGAAAGAATAGTATTACCTAACGGAAGAATGATTGACTCCCCGTTAAGATTTAAAACTGACCAAGAACGGATTAGATTCATGGACGACTGGGTCAAAGGAGAAACTAAGTACTCATAATGTTAAAAAAACTTTCAAATATTCAAAAAGATAAACTCTTACATTTTTTCTGGGGAGCTATTCTCTCTTTTATTCTTATTCTTTGTCTTGGAAAAATCGGAATAATTATTTCACTTATTATTCCAGCAATTAAAGAATTATATTATGACAAGTATCTTGGAAAAGGTTGTTGTGAATGGGCAGATTATTTTTATTCTATTGCTCCAACAATAATGTTAATAATTATGAGATACTAAACGGAGTATCATGGCACGTAAAAAAGTACGTAAGAAAAACGTCTCCCTTAGAATAGGCAAACACAAGAGCCGCAAGGGAGGGCTCACCGCAGCCGGTAGAAAAAAATACAATCGGGCTACCGGCTCCAACCTCAAGGCTCCACAGCCCGGAGGAGGTCCACGCAAACGCTCGTTCTGTGCTCGCTTTAGAGGCATGAAGGGTCCGATGAAAAAGAATGGCAAGCCTACACGTAAGGCACTTGCTATGCGAAGATGGAAATGCTAACATGGCACACAAAAAAGGCAGCAAGTGTGGCTGCAAACACAAAGGTAAAAAACGCTAATGTCAAAGAGAGGCTTGTATGCTAATATCAATGCTCGTAAAAAAGCTGGTACTAGCAGATCAAAAAAGAATAGTACAATTACACCGAAAGCTTACAAGAATATGAAAGCAGGCTTTCCAAAGAAAAAGAAATGATTACCACCGAATACGGTAAGAATAACATCTACCCAAACGAACCCCCAATACAATTATTACCAAAACAAAAACTAATGTCAAAAGAAGCAGAAAGATTTAATGGCTGGGCAGCAATGCTCGGATTCGTAGCAGCTGTAGGAGCCTACGCAACAACAGGTCAAATCATACCCGGAGTATTCTAATGGCAGCTATCTCGGTAACAAGAGATAACAGCCTTAGCAACTGGGAAAGATTTTGTCAGTGGGTTACAAGCACAGACAACCGCATTTATGTTGGTTGGTTTGGTGTGCTTATGATACCCTGCTTATTAACAGCAACAACTTGTTTTATACTAGCCTTCATCGCAGCACCGCCTGTAGACATAGACGGCATACGTGAGCCAGTTTCCGGCTCGTTATTATACGGAAACAATATTATATCAGGAGCAGTCGTCCCCTCCTCTAACGCAATCGGACTACATTTTTATCCAATTTGGGAAGCCGGAACCATGGACGAATGGTTATACAATGGCGGACCATATCAACTCGTTGTCTTTCATTTCCTCATAGGTGTAGCAGCTTATGCAGGCAGACAATGGGAGCTATCATACAGACTTGGCATGAGACCATGGATCTTTGTTGCATATACTGCACCACTATCCGCAGCTCTTGCAGTCTTTCTTGTCTACCCATTCGGTCAGGGTTCATTCTCTGATGGTATGCCTTTAGGAATCAGTGGAACATTTAACTTCATGTTTGTCTTCCAAGCAGAACACAACATCCTTATGCACCCCTTTCATATGCTCGGAGTTGCGGGTGTGTTTGGCGGTGCTTTGTTTGCTGCTATGCACGGAAGCCTTGTTACTTCCTCAATCCTTCGGGAGACCACGGAAGATATCTCACAGAACTATGGCTACAAGTTTGGTCAGGACGAGGAAACTTATAACATCGTAGCTGCACATGGCTACTTTGGTCGCCTCATTTTTCAATATGCCTCTTTTAATAATTCTCGTAGCTTACATTTCTTTTTGGCTACTTGGCCCGTGGTTGGCATATGGCTCACCTCGATGGGAGTTTGCACCATGGCTTTCAACCTTAACGGCTTTAACTTTAATCAGTCCGTCGTTGACGTTAACGGCAAGATCATTCCTACATGGGCTGATGTATTAAACAGAGCTAACTTAGGCTTTGAAGTAATGCACGAGCGTAATGCTCACAACTTCCCACTTGACTTAGCATCAGCTGAGTCTACAAACGTAGCACTAACTGCACCACAAATAGCATAACTCCGACGTCCGTTCAACCTAATTAGGTCGCATGTAATCTAGTCATGGAACGGGGGCTAGGTATCGGAGGAAGCTATGACAGTAACTTACGTTTACCGTGGTGTTACATATACTAAAATTGTTAAGTAATGGCACATCAAAGCTCGGTTATGAGAGCAGCAGTCACAAGGTTAACACCTGAGACATACCCTGCTCCAGAACCAGAAAACAAAACTGAAGAAAAGAAAGAAGATGCTCAACTAGAGACTCCTTCTTACTAAACAGCCGGGGAGCACCTCAGAGTCGGACTCCCCTGCCATTGGCATTTGCCCGGTACGCCGGATACCTCATGCCGTCTAGACGGTGGGATAGACCACAAAAAAATCTCGAGAAAAATTAGTACTAAGCAATATCAATCTTAACTAATCCATATCAATGGCTCAACAGAACAGTACATTGACTACGGCTCTTACACGCCCCGGTCAATCGAATAGCACAGGCGACGCCCGTGCCCTTTATTTAAAGCTGTTCAGTGGAGAGATGTTCAAAGGCTTCCAGCACAACGCAATCGCTAGAGACCTTGTAATGAAGAGAACACTTACAAACGGTAAGTCACTTCAGTTCGTCTACACTGGACACACAAAAGCTGAGTACCACGTACCCGGCAACAGCATACTAGGTAACACAGATGGTGCACCTCCAGTAGCTGAAAAAACTATTACAATTGACGACCTATTAATAAGCTCGGCCTTTGTATATGAGCTAGACGAGACACTAGCACACTATGAATTGAGAGGAGAGATCTCTAAGAAGATCGGTTATGCTCTTGCACAAAAATACGATAGACTAATCTTTAGAGCTATCGCTAAAGGTGCTAGACAAGCTTCTCCAATCACTAAGTCAGGCTTTGTAGAGCCCGGCGGAACACAAATCAGAGTTGGTGCAACTGCACAAGCATCTGACGCATACGTACCAGCTAACCTAATAGCAGCCTTCTATGATGCTGCTGCTGCTCTAGACGAGAAAGGAGTAAGTCAAGACGGACGTGTTGCTGTGTTAAACCCAAGACAGTACTACGAACTTATACAAGGTGTAGGTTCTAACGGTCTTATCAACAGAGACACACAAGGTACAGCCTTACAGTCTGGTAACGGTATCATTGAAATTGCAGGCATCAAGATCTACAAGTCAATGAACATTCCATTCTTTGGTTCATATGGTACTAAGTATGGCTCTGCATCTGCAACTAACCCCGGTGTAACAAGCCCCGGAAACGTAGGATCATTCGTTGGTGAAACAGCTGAAGACGGTAGAGCTTCTGTAACTGGTATCAACAACAACTACGGTAACTCATCTGACTTCGCTAACAGCTGCGGACTTATCTTCCAAAAGGAAGGAGCCGGTGTTGTAGAGTCAATCGGACCACAGGTTCAGATTACTTCTGGCGACGTTAGTGTTGTGTACCAAGGTGATGTAATCCTAGGTAGACTCGCAATGGGAGCAGACTTTTTAAACCCTGCCGCTTGCGTTGAGTTAATCGCTGGTGCTGCTGTCGGATCTACAGGTAATGCTGCATTCGGTACAACATACCCAGCTAACGCTTAATTTTTATTTTTTATACGGGAGCTTCGGCTCCCCTTTTTTATTATGCCTTTTCCAACCACAAATGCTACACAAGAGCTACCAGCTATAAACCAGATACTCACATCATGTGGTCAGGCTCCTGTAACTACACTCGATCAAACCAACCCGGAAGTTGCGATTGCTTATGATACACTGTTACAGGTGTCACGAGAGGTACAATCAGAGGGCTGGACCTTTAACAAAGAGTATCACTATGAATTTAACAAAGATAACAACAACGAAATACTGATACCAAATAATGTAATACAAATTAAACTTACAGAAAACGCACAGAACTCACCCTACCATGCGATACGTAGAAGTGGTAAATTATATGACAGACAGAATCATACATACGAATGGACTTACAGTCCTATTGAATGTGACGTAGTATGGTATTTTGACTACATAGATTTACCAGAACCAATAAGAAATTACATAACAGCTAGAGCAGCTACCCAAACATCTAGTAGAATAGTAGGCGACGACGATCAATACACACGTCTACAACAACAAGAAGCACAATCCAGAGCTATGGCTATGGAGTATGAGACAAATCAAGGACAGTTTACTATGTTTGGTCATCCACAAGACTCTCAGAACTTCTACCAAAGCTATCAACCATTTCACGCTTTACAACGATAATGCCAGCAGTAACTCAACGAGTTGACAACTATCTCGGTGGAGTATCTAGACAGTCAGATGATAAAAAACTTCCCGGTCAAGTCGAGGAGTGTATTAACGGCTATCCTGATCCAACCTTCGGTCTTACTAAAAGACCGGGGTTTCAACACATAGGAAATCTAGGTACAGGCACTACATACGACAACTCAAAGTGGTTCTTTATATCTAGAACCGATACAGAAAAATATATAGGTTGCATTACACCAGCATCAGGAGGCTCTACAGGAGCGATTGCAATATGGAATGCTGCTACCTTTGCCGCATGTACTGTTACGTACGGTACAGGGGCACAGGCATACCTTACAGGAGGACGTACAGATTATGATGTCATGACTGTACAAGATAAATCATTTATAACAAACAAAACTGTAACAGCTAACAAGACAGCTGACCCTACATTTAATGCTAACAGGCAAGGTACAATCAAATTAACAGGTGTATCTTCTGCTACTAAGTATAATGTAAGTGTAGCTGGTCAAGCTATATCTGAGTACACTTCTCCTAATGATGCTACTTACGATGATGTTTTAACTGAACTTAAAAGTAGAATAGAGGGTTTAAGTATAACGTCTCCATCTTTAACAGTAACTAAACTTAAAGACAGTCTACACATAACACGTGGTGCATCATTTACCTTAACAGGTACAGGTGGTATATATGGTACACAGCTAGAGGTGTTTCAAGACTCAGTACCTACACTAGGAGATCTACCTACAGAGTCAGTACATAACCACATAGTTAAAATTATAAATGCTGGTGCGTTAACGTCTAGTTACTTTTTAAAATTTGTTGCAACTAACAGCACATCTGGACCCGGCTACTATACAGAAGCTTTAGGTCACGGCATGTCTACAGGGTTAGATGCGGCAACTATGACTCACGAGTTAGTTAACAATAGTGTTAATAATTTTACATTTCAACGTGTAACATGGGTTGCTCGAGCTGTAGGTGATGATGAAACCAACTCTCATCCATCTTTTGTAGGTCGTAAGATACAACAGTCATTTTTTCATAACAATAGATTAGGTTTTCTAGCTGATGACTCTGTATCTATGAGTCAATCAGGTGACTTTTTTAATATGTATCATACATCTGCACAGACAGTTACTGATGCAGACCCTATTGATTTAAGTGCTAGTACGATTAAACCAGTTGCACTTCATAGTGTACTACCGTCTACTCAGGGTCTAGTACTATTTAGTGCTAACCAACAGTTTCTTATGGGAGCTGCTGATGGTATACTAACACCGACTAAAACAGTTATACGTGCTATAGCTAACTATGAAATGGATACAGTTATTGATCCTGTTGATACTGGTACTACAATCAACTTTATTAGTAAGACACCTAGTTACACTAGAGTCTTTGGTATGGTCACACGTGGAGAAAATGAAAACCCACAAGTAGTTGACATTGGTAGAGTTGTAAATGAGTGGGTTCCAGCTACAATAGATACTATGATAGCTAGTCCCCAGAATCAGTTTATTACGTTCTCAGGACAGAGTACAAGATATATTTATTTCTTTAGATCTTATACAGAAGGTAAAGAAATTAAACTACAAACATGGTTTAACTGGCTTGCACCCGGTAATGTACAAACTATAGCAGCAGATTCTGATGAATTTTATGCTGTAACAAAACAGGGCGGACAGTTTACACTTAGCAAAGCTAGTTTAAGTCAGAGTCCTGACGACGCTATTATTGTTAACAACGATGGTCAAAAACTAAACCCATGTATAGATCTATATGCTACAGCTAGCTCTGTTACATTTGACACAGCTGGTAACTTTAGTAAATGTTTTATACCATACAATGATGCTACTAACCTGACACCTGTGATAGTCATTAAAGGTACTACAGCTACAGGTCAGTTTATTGAATCTGGATTTACTATATCTCCAGAGCGTGTAGTAGAAAGTGGTAATACATATTTTAAAGTACCATTTAAAGATCTTAGAAGTGTACAGAATGATGTTGTTGTAGGATATAAGTATGACTTTGATGTAATACTACCTAAGACATACTATAAAGTAGATGATGATATGAAACGTAGTGACTTTACTGCTAATCTTACAATAGCTCGTATGAGATTTGCTGTAGGATTATCAGGAGTTATGGGTTTTAAACTTAAGTCTAAAGGTATACGTCAGGGTAAAAAAGAGTATACAGGTGATGGATCTACTACAGTCTTTCAATGGATTAACGATGATATAAACTATGTAGATGATGACCAGATTAAAGTTAAATTAGATAATGTGGTAACTACAGCATTTACAGTTGATAGAACTGGTGCACTACCAAAGATTACATTCAGTTCTGCACCGGGTAATAATGTTAAGATACTTATATATCTTGATGAGTGGTATAACTTAAACCCTGTTGTTATGGCTGACCAATATCTAGCTAATGATATTGCTGTGGTAGATCATTCTATATTTACACTACCAATACACCAAAAAACAGATAACTTTACAGTACGGTTATTTAACGATTCACCATTCCCAGTCTCTCTAAACTCTATGATGTGGGAAGGGATATACTCACCTAGATTTTACAGGAGGACTTAATGTTTGGGATTATAGCTCCCATAGTTGGAGCAGCCGTTGGTATATACGGAGCTAACAAACAAGCTAATGCAGCAAAGTCTGCACAGCAAGAGCGAAACAACGCTACAGCAGCTCAACACGAATACAACAAAGAAAGATGGGCGATGGACAAGGAGAAAATGCTTGCCGATCGTGAATTTAAAGTAAAAGAGATAGAAGAAAGAGCTAGGCAAGAAGGACAACTCGCAGGGTTCAAAGATGCCTCAGCTGCTAGACAATATAATTATCAGTTACAGATACGTAACAAACAGCAAGATACGAATGAACGTATGTATGATAAGTCTAACGCTATATTTCAAAGTCAGTTAGGTCTTAATGCTTTGCAAGAAAGATCAGCTAGAATGGATGAGCGTCAGCAGTTATCAGAGATACAAGCTGAAAAACGATATGAACAAAACACAGCCTACATTGATGGTATTCTAGCCGAAGGTGAGATACGAGCAAGAGGGCAAACTGGTAGATCAGTAGCAAAAGCTAGAAGTGTAGCAACACTGAAAACAGCAACAGCTTTAACATTATTAGATCTCTCATTACAAAACGCTACGACTGCATCTGAAAGTGCAATACGTAATATTAAACAAGATAGAACAGTAGCTGACTTAAATGCTTATGCAACTAAGATGCTAGATCCGGGTGTATTACCTATGCCTGTACAACCATTACCAACACCTATGTCAACATTTATGTACCCAAGAGTATATGAAGATTATGACTTTGGTCCTGAGCCAGTAGCTGGAGCTATGATATCTCCATCATCTGCATCAGCACAAGTATGGGGTTCAAGTATATCTAGTCTCGCAGGGATGGCATCACAGATAGTTAGTAACATTACTCCTAATGTATAATGGTAAGAAGAACAGAAAAACCACAACGGTACGCCAAAGGTGGTAGGTTCGGGGGTACACAATTATCGAGAGCAGGCATAAGTGCTATACAACAGCAATCGAAAACTACAACCGACGCATTAAGAGAGCAGGCTCGTGTACAAAAAGAGCTTGACAATACACAGATAGCAGGCATGACTAGGCGTAACAAGCTTATGCAACAGAATGCCGAAGAAGTATATAAGCTTGAAACTGATGCACCTTATAAAGCACGTATGAATGCTTTAAAGACAAATGCAGAAGTTCAGATTAAATCTTATAAAGATCAAGCAGCAGAGTATGATAGATTAGCTGGAGTGTGGGGCAGACTTAGCCCTACACTAGCTAAGAACTTTCAATCCTTAGCACAGAGCACAGAAGACTATATAGCAACAACAAATGCTATAGACGAGTTTAATACTCTAGCGTCTGATGGTACACTTGATAAGATTAAATATACTTATAACAGAGTTGGACAAAGCAGTGCATTAGATGACGCTGCTAACCAACAAAGTAAATTAGTTGAGCAGGCACTAGGTGGAGACTTAGAAGCTGAACAAGAGTTTGACTATATGGGACAGGTTATGAAGACTCGTAACCCAGTTCTACAAAAATTACTTTTTAATGATATCAAGACTAACTTTGATAGTATAGAGCAAGACATGCTTGCGTCTGTCGAAGGTGATATTGATAAGTTTACAGCGACTAGATTATACCAGACTAGAGCTGTACAAATACTAAATAGACTAGGTATCAATCCTAAGTCTGAGACTGGTTTTAAAATACAAGAGTTATTTAGACAGAAAGGACTTGTAAAAGAGTCACAGCTATCTCTTGAGCAACAGTTTATGGATCGTACAGCTGTCATTGATGGTGGATTAAATCAGATCGAAGCTGCTCTAGAAGCTAATAACTATAAAGAAGCACAAGCTGTCTGGAAAACTGTACAGAATAATGTATATGCACTACCTGTAAAAAACAGAGAAGGTGTATACAGTCGAAAGGTAACTCTAAATAAAGCAGATGAGTTTTATGCGTGGGCAGAAAGCCTTGTAGGTGATAGTCGATTTGCTGGTGAAGCTGGTTGGATAAAATTCAAAAAAGTAGTACTAGGTATAGATGAGAACAACGAACATGGTTATGAAATTACTGGTGCTACTGGTAATAAAAAAGCAAAACATAATCGTATCATAGGTAAACATCCTAATTTTTTAATTGGATTACGTGAAGCTTGGGAGAAAGCTGACAGCGACAATACAAAAGCAATCGAACATGTAAATGATCGTAGACTACAAGCTGAGGCTAAACCATATATAGACAAGCTTGCTAATGGTTCATATTTTAATCCTGACAGAAGTATTAAACAAGAGTTTTATTCTGACTGGCAGAAAACAAATGGTAACAAATATGCAAGAGAAGCATTTGCTACACTAATCGGATATGATGCAGACAATGTAGATGAGAATACATTTAATTCTACTCTTCTACAAGCATACAGAAATGGTGATCTGATGGCTACATACATGACATGGGCTGTAGATTATAATGATGACCAGCAAGAAATAGGTTTTATCATGAAAGACTTACAGGGATTAGCACAAGCTAGAGGTACTGAAGTCAAAGGTCTTGATGAAAAACTACTACCATTTTTTGAGAAGAAGCTAGCTAAAGTATTAGGAGCTGACTCTTTAGAAGATGTTATGGATGAGTCAAGTACAGATAAAGCTAGAGAAATGCTTGGTGCTACATTAGCCGTATTTGCTGAGACAGCTGGATCAGGTAAGAGTATTGAAGAGCGTTACAATGATGCTGTTTCTGTAGTTGATGTATTACTTGGTATAAATAGCAAGACTGGAACTGCAATACCATTTGATAATAAAGGTTATCGTGGTGAAGGTGCATTTAAGCAGAAGCGTACAAAAGAAGGTAAGGTCTTATTTGTCAGAGATTCTGGTGTTGTATTTAGTAATATTACATCAATAGAAATCAACGACAGATTAACTGGTAGATTCGGTAATGAATTAAAAGGTGATAATCGTCAAACAGCTTTAATGAATTTAATTAATGAACAAGTAAAAGATGGTAATGTAAGTACTGATGACTTTTATAACTTTATAAATGGCGAACCACAAAACAATAGATTTTTAAATCATATTGAAGAAGACCAGCTAGGAGACGTAAAAGCTGTAAACCTAAAGAATGCCATTAAAAGTAAACTTAATACTAAAGCTGGTGAAAAAAAGAAAGCTATACAATGGGGAGCTACTGAATGGTGTGATTATCATCTAGGTCCTACAGCTGACGATGTATATGGTAAAGACTTAAGCCAGCAAGCTTTTGGAGTCTGCATGGAAGCTTTGAAGAAAGATGCAGCAGTTCAAGGTATTGAATTATATCAGTTATTACTAAATAAACAAATACGAGACAAATTTCTACAAAAATGAATGAAGAAGAAACTTTAGAAGGTCTTGACTTTATGGCTCCGGAAGAAGAGGAGCCTGAGTCTAAAGACGCTAACCCTGTCTTCGCTGCTCCTTTTGGATACAAATTTGGTAATAGCTCAGTGGATCTGAACATTAAACAGAATCACGACACTATGAAGTCTGAATATGACAACTGGTGGAACTTACCAAGTGGTAGTGAGAAGGACGAAAGACAGGAAGAATTTAATCAGAAATACTTTGGTATGTCTACTCAAGAAGTAAGAGATAACAAACGTCAAGTTTCTGCTAACACAAGTTTATATGGATCATCTAACCCATTAAAAATATTAGATAACGCATTACAAGGTTTATCAGCTCCCGGATTAGGAACTGCTGACTTTGTTATGGATGCAGCTGGTTCTATTATACCCGGTATGGATAAAGTAGATGATGCGTGGGATAAAGCTACAATGCTTGACAATCCTACACACCAAGCTATACGTCGTATATCATCACTTGTAATACCCGGTATTCTAGGTGGTAACATGTTACAAGGTGGACTGAATGCAAAGTTTGCAGGCGGTGCATTACTTAGTAAACCATGGTTTGCAAAACTATTAGCTACTGGTTCAGCTCATGGTGTTATGGATATGGGTATTACATATTTAAATGACATATCTGAAGAGCAGACTATGACTGATGACCTGAGTCAGATGTTTCCTAAAACATTCGGACCCGGTGGTAGATTACCTTTATTAGATTTTTTTAGAACTAATACAAGTGATAGTCCACAAATGCGTAAATTTAAAAACGCATTAGAAGCCGCACCATTTGCAGTGTTTGGTAGTGTTATAGGTGGTTATGCTGATTTAAGTAAAGGTGCTAAAACTATGGATTGGTTTGAGCCTTTAGATGAGGCATCTAGAAACTACAAACAAACAAACCTATCATTAGGTGTTGATAACGACAGGTTAATTAGAATACAAGAAATAGATGAGATACTTTCTCTAGGTAATGAAAACCTAAGCAGAGAAGTACAAGATATGCTACTTGATGAAAAATTAGCTCTCGAAGATCTTGTAGGTCGTAATGTAAATATGGATGATGTAGCACGTCAAGAAGATGCTTTCAGAGCAATCGAAGATGAAGCTGCAATCGACAGAAAGATGGGCAATCCCGAACAGTTAGAACTAGATATAAATGGATTAGATCCTGACCTTAACTCAGATGTACTTAATGATGCAGCAAAAGCTAAACAGAGTGTACCTCCCGGAAATGTAGCTAAAAATATGGCAGATACAACTGCTATTAAAAATGGTGATGACTTTTCGACTGGCGACCCTGCACCTGTTATGACAGATTCTATGAGAAGAAAAGGTCTCATGGTAGGTCCTACATCACGTAGTGCTGTGATGGGTATAGCTGAAGAAGCTAGAGATATAGGTAGATTTGATGCTGTTGTAGATGGTATCAGATTCTCGAGTAAAGAAATGAGTAGAGCTGCGTGGGGTATCTTTAATGATATCATCGGAGCTGAAACTATAGATGATTTATATGAAGTATTTTCTGGTCCAAGAGACGTTAAGAATATACTTGGTGGATTATTTAAAGTAGAGTACTTACCAGAAGATGAAGCCCGTGCTGTAGCATTCTCTATTAAATATTTGTTTGACAGATTTTTAGGTAGACCTATAGCTGAATCATCGGCTAGAGTTATGGATACACTAGGCAGAGAGGTTGATACTATTGCTGGTGCATTAGATGAAATGGCTCCGTCTATTGATCGTAACCGTGCTATGGATACTATCATACAAAAGCTTGAGTTTTTATTAGATGAGTATGCACTAAACAAATACATATCAGGTTGGCAGTTAAAAAATAAAGACTGGTTTGACCAAACACCTCCAGCTACTGTAAAAGAAGCTTTAGATATTTTAACAGAGGAGTTTCAATCAGTAGAAAATGCTCTACATGCTAAAAATAGAAAGTTCACAGCAGAACTAAAAAGGTTGAAGAAAACAAACCCAGAAGCTTTAAAGCCTTTGCTTGATGCTTTCTCTCACACTAATGGTGATGTTGATACTTTAGCAAAGTTACACAAGTGGGCAGAGAGTCAGATGACACCTCTAGGTTTGCTTAGAAGTCCTGACCCTAAGAATATGAACTTGTTTGCTAAGGTTGTATGGTCCGTACGTTACAACAATATGTTGTCAGGTATATCTGCATTCAATGCTGGACTAACTAATAGTTTACAATTACTTGGTAAAACTTTACATTTAGCATACGGTCATGCTTTAACTATACCTTTTGCACCGAGAAGTGGTATAGAAGGTTTGAAACGTACATTATATTATAATACTTCTTTATTTGAAACAAACAGACGTGCTGTTACAGACGCATTCCGTATGTTAAAAAAAGTAAACAATGATCCTAAAGCTCTATTAAGTGCAGCTCGTAAAGACTTTGTATTTAGAACTGATAAAGAATGGAATATATTAGAAGACTATATTAAAGTAGCAGAGAAAGAAGGTAACTGGGGTAAGGCTTATCAATTTAAAGTGATGTCTAATCTTAAACAGTTAGCTGGTATGAAGGCTATGCGATTTGGTATGACAGGTCTAGTATTTCCAGACGTATATACAGGATCTCACGTTGCTACTCAGATATCACGTATGAACGCATACACTGATGTATTAGCAGATCAAGCTTGGCCGAACATGAAGATGATGAAAAAGGCTGAACTTCAGAACTATAAAAGTTATTTTGATGAAGATGGGTTAATTAAAAATCAAGTTGTTAAAGCATTAACAGGTGATATTGCATTGAATACAGATGATGGTTTATCCAAGTATCTGAATGATGCAACAACAGCATATCCTGTACTCAAAGAAGTTATGGCGTTTCCACGTACAGCTTCTAATTACATGAAAGTTGGATTATCTTATACACCTATATCAGCTATACCTAACATGAATAAGTATGCAAAGACTATTTATGCTAGAACAAACTCTGAGATAGCCGCAGCTCTTAAGGAGCATGGCATTGAAATGGCTACAACACGTAACGCTCATGTTTTATTTCAAGATCTAAGAGCTGAGTACCTTGGTAGACAAGCTTTGGCTAATACTATTGTAGGTACATTATTTGGTTATGCTGCTAGTGGTAATATACGTGGTAATCTTCATTATAATGCAAAAATCAGAAGAGATCAGATGAGTCAAGGATTAGATCCCAAAACTATCTGGGTTCCCGGTTTAAACAAATGGGTAAGTTATAAAGGATGGATAGGTCTGGAACATGTCCTTGCACCTATGGCTGACTTAGCTTCATACATGAAAGATGCTGATGAGCACATTATAGAAAACTGGCAATCAAAAATTGCATGGACTGTTGGTGCTACATTCTTAAATGATACACCATTATATGGTTTAGAAAGAATATTTGATATCCTTAATGGTAATCCACGTGCAGCTGCAAGATTTATTGCCGGTGCTGCTAACTCTATGGTTCCTCTTAGTGGTGGATTAAATGTAGTAGCTAATGCTATACACCAAGCACAAAGAGATATTGAGACTGATATCGGAGAGTTCTTTAAGAATAGAATACCAGTTCTAAAAGGCACAGTGCCTGCTGAAATTAATCCTATAGATGGGCTACCAGTTAAAGATGCTGCTAATCCAGTACTTGGAGCTGTTAACGCATTTAGTCCTATAAAGTTTAGTGATGAAGTAAAACCTTATATGCAGTTTTTACATGATATCAGGTATACTGGTCTAGGAGCTTTTGCTAAGGATAGTACAGGATCATACGAATGGACTCCAGCAGATAGACAGATTGTCTTTAAATACCTAGGTGAAATGGGTATTGAAAAAGAAATCATGAGGATATCGAAGAGAACAGATAATCAAAAAACCATTAATGATCTAATGGCTTTACGAGCTAGAGGTGGTCCCGGTGAAGATACTATTAAGTTAAGAGCCAGACTTACACCTTTACATAGAGAGATAGACTTAATGATTAATAGATATATTAAGATAGCTGAAATGAAATATCTCAAAGATAAACCACTCATCCAACAGGCTATTATTAACGCCCAATTAGCTAAGGAAAGAATGAAACAAGGCAACATCGAAGGTGCAGAACAACTGCAAAAGAGAGACGCCGAAATCAAACAACTAATCAAACACGGTAACAACTAACATGAGTGCTGTTATACAAAACGAATACACAGGTAACGGGAGTGCTACAACGTACTCCTTTACATTCCCATATCTTAAGACCTCGGACATTAAAGCAAGTCTCGATGGTGTGGTTACTACGGCATTTACACTACCTAGTGCAACCACGTTACAATTTAATACTGCTCCTACAAATGGAGCCATAATCAGAATATTCAGAGAAACCAGTGTTGACAGTCTAACAGCAACATTTTATGCTGGATCAGCTATCAAATCAGAAGATCTTAACGACAACTTTACACAAAACCTGTACAAGACACAGGAGGTTGGAGCTCGTTCGCTTAGTACTTTAGGTGGTACTATGTCAGGTGATCTTAATATAGGTTATCAAGCTGATATTAATTTTGAAGGTACAACTGAAGATGGCAACGATACTACTTTAAGTGTTGTTGATCCTACAGCTAACCAAACATACAGATTACCAAACAACTCTGCTGGTACTTATAACTTAGTAAGTACTGGTGATACTGGTACTGTTGCTAGAGGCATGATTGCAGCTGATGCAATCGATGGTACAAAGTTAGCTGATAATGCTGTCAACTCAGAGCACTATACTGATGGCTCTATTGACAGAGTTCATTTAGCAGCAGATATCGTAGACGGTACAAAAATAGCTGATGATAGTGTTGACTCTGAACACCTTGTTGCTAATTCTATTGATACTGAGCACTATGCACCCAGTTCAATTTTATCAACAGCTTTAGCTTCTAATGCAGTCACAGGTATAAAAATTATAGCTGATGCTGTAGATGGAAGTAAGATAGCAGATAACTCTATAGACTCTGAACATTATGTTAATGGGTCGATAGATAATGAACACATAGCAGACAACGCTATAAACCAAGCTAAGATGGCAGACGATTCTATCGGTGCTGCTGAAATTATAGATAATGCTGTTGGTTCAGCTGCTTTAGCATCTAACTCAGTAACTAATCTTAAGATGGCTGATAACGCTATCGGTACATCTGAGTTAGTTAATGATGCAGTAGTTGCTGATAAGATAGCAGCAAACGCAGTTACACGACCTAAAATTATAGCTGATGCTGTAGACGGAACTAAGATTGCTGACAATGCAATCGGTAACGAACACTTACAAGATGATTCTGTAAGATCTGCTGAAATACAAGCCGGTGCAGTTGGCTCTACTGAAATAGCTAGTAATGCTATCATTGAAGCTAAGATAGCAGATGATGCAGTTACAACTAATAAGATAGCTAACAATGCTGTTACTACTGGTAAGATAGAAGATGGTGAGTTAAAGACTCTAGCTGGTATGGTATCAGCTACAGCATCTAAACTTGCTGAAGCACAAACACTGACTGCTGACATTAATGATTTAAACATTGTTGATGGCATGACAAAGCAAACTACCATATCTGATACAGATGCCAGTTATCCAACATCCGGAGCTGTGGTAGACTATGTAGCTGCACAGATAGCACCTCTTGGTGGACTTGAAGTTATAGCAACAGAAGTAGCTTTTCCAAATACACAGCCAGCTAGTGGTGTAGTTATATCTATATCTGATGCAGCTGGTATTCAAGTAACTGGTACTTCTAGTAATACAGGTAGAACAGTAGGCGGTTCAACAGTAACTATAAATAATTTTCCATCTAGTTTAACTGGTGAAACACTTGCAACTGGTGTAGGTCTGATGGTTAGTTCTACTGGCTCAGGTCAGGTATATAACTATCATAAGATACTTGCAGCAGAAACAGATGTTAAACAACTTAGTGATGATATAAATGACTTTAACGCAAGATATAGAGTTGACTCGTCGAACCCTTCAACTTCTCTTCATGCTGGTGATTTATTCTTTAATACTAGCACAAGTAAACTTCTCGTATATAATGCAACTAATACAGCATGGGAAGAAGCACAAAGTATAGGTAACTTTTATATCTCTACACTAAGCCCTGCGTTTAACGGTAGCGTACAAGACTTTACTATTACTAATGCACCTACTAATGCAGAACAGATACTATTGAGTATCAACGGTGTAGTACAAAAACCTAATGCTGGTACATCAACACCATCAGAAGGATTTGCTTTATCTGGTAGTACAGTTAAGTTAGCAGCTGCTCCAGCTTCTGGATCAGATTACTTTGCTGTTGTTTTAGGTAGTACTGTAAACATAGGTACACCAAGTAACAATACAGTAACCTCTGCTATATTGCAGAACGGATCAGTTATTACAACTAAGATTGCAGATGATGCAGTTGACGCTACAAAGCTCGCTAACACAACTGTAACTGCTGGTAGCTATGGATCATCCTCAGCTATACCAGTTATTACTGTAGACGCTCAGGGACGGCTTACAGCAGCAAGTACAGCAGCGACCAGCTCTGACTTAGTAGCTGACACATCACCACAACTAGGCGGTAACTTAGATACAAATAGTTTTGAAATAAGTTTAGATACAGATCACGCTGTTAACTTTGGCGATAGTAATGAATTATCAATTAAGTATCATGGTGGTCATGGTAAACTAATTTATACTGGAAATAATAGTTTACAGAATAAAATAAAAGCTAACTCATATTTCCAAGTAGTTAATAACGATACTGGAGATAATATAATTCAAGCTCAAGCTGGTGGAAACGTAGAGCTCTACAGTGCAGGAACTAAAAGGTTTAATACAAATTCAGTTGGTGCATATGTTACTGGAAGACTTACTACAACCGATTATATAAATATTACAAATGGTGCTGATCTTTATTTAGGAGATAATGGTCAAGCTCATTTTGGAGATCAATCAGACCTAAAAATTTATCACGATGGTACGAAAAGCTACATTGATAACAACACAGGTGATCTTGAAATCACAACTCCTGCTCGAATAGAGTTACAAGGTAACAATGGATCATCAACCATGTCAAGGTACACTTCTGATGGTCCTGTAGAACTTTTTCACGCCAACGATAAAAAGCTTGAGACTACCTCTTGGGGTGTATCTTTAACTGGATCTTTAGTAGCATCATCAAATATAAAAACTGCTTCAGATACAGGTAAGCTAGCGGTTGGAGCAGATGATGACCTACAAATTTTTCACAATGGGTCAGAAACCCATATTAAAGGAACAGGTGCTCACACTTTAATATTTTCTACTAACAATGGTGAAAAATGGGGTATTGAATCTGGTGGAACTTTAAAACCACACGCAAATAACGCTTACGATTTAGGAACATCAACATACAGAGTAAGAAACATCTACACCAATGACCTTCACTTATCTAACGAAGGACATTCAAACAATGTAGATGGAACTTGGGGTGACTGGACTATACAGGAAGGAGAATCAGACTTGTTCTTAAAAAATAACCGTTCTGGTAAAAAGT